GGCTAAAACTCTACAAGACTCCCGAGACAGGATATGGACTAACTCAAAAGAGTTCACTGCCAAGTCCCGCATGACTCTCATTAACGGCATGACCCTAGCTAACTTGGTTGACCTTGTTCGTGACCGTTTACCGACCGCTGATAAATTACAACAGCTTATTTTTAATCAGGACGGCGAACGCAACGAACTCATGAAGGACTTTGGCGCCAAGCTAAACGATTTCAAAAAAGCATTTAAGGGCGATAGCAAGGCAACCGAAACTTTCAATACTCTAGTTGGCCTCAGTACTATTGAGGAAGTAGACCCAACAAGACCCGAGTCTCGCTACAAGCAGTTCGGGTACAGCTACACCGCCAAAGATGGAAGCTCAGTAGAGAAGATTGCTTTTGATACCGAAGCTGCGCGTGATGAAGCTATAGAAGCCTTGGATAGAACAAACGTAGTTGGCGGAGTTAAAAAACTAAACGCTACCCCAGAGCGCCTCGCTGCCTACAAAGAAGCCCGTAGGATGTATGATTCGTTATCGCCCTCGCAGAAAACTGTATACAGCACACTGCGGGACATGTACAAAAACATGAACGAAGCCATACTGGACTCCATTGACGCTAAGCTAGAAGCGCTAGATTTAGAAGAAGGTGTTAAGGCAACAGTCAAAGACCAAGTATTACGAAAGATGCTTAGCTCTGGCGTTATCGACCCATACTTCAAGCTAGACCGCACTGGAGATTTCTGGGTTGAGTGGAGCTATAAAGACGCTGATGGGCAGGCTACGTACGGTGTAAGTGCGCATAAAACTCCGGGCGAGCGTGCGATAGCCATAAAGCGGCTCAGAGAAAACCCCAACGTAGATTACGACAGCATAAAAACAAAACCCCGTCCAGACATATCGGCGCAAGGCATCAACGTACCTACGACTTTCCTAGTCGAGCTACTTAAAGAGATGGAGAAGCCGGTAACAATTACAGAAGCCGACGGTACAACACGCGAAATTAAGATTCCACAAGACGCTGTAAAGCTAGTCAATGATGTACTACTACGGTCACTGCCAGAACAAGGTCTGATCCAAGGCCATAGGGAACGTGCAGGCTATGCAGGTTATGAAACAGAGGCGTTATTAACATTTGAACGCTCCTACCCTGCGATGATTAACAGCCTTGCAAACCTTAAGTATGAAGTGGAATTCACCAAAGTTGCCAACGAGATTAAGGAAGAAGCAGCTTCGGGAGCAAACGCAAACGACCGTCTCGTACAGGATATAAAAACGGCTCTGGTGGGTAACAAAGAAGAAACTGGTAGGCAGCCGGGTAAGTTACCAAGCTATCTTGAATTCGTTAAGAACCCCAACCTGCCTAACTGGGCACGTAAGGCTCGCGCTGCTTCGTTTATCTACACATTGGGCTTTAACATATCGTCTGCTGCGGTAAACATGTCTACCCTACCTATGATTGTCGGCCCACTATTGTCCGGTAAGTTTGGCGGGGCTAAGGCTACGTCCGCTATGGGACGCGCCATGAAAATGTACATGAACTCGTTTGGTGAAGTTACCCGCGAAGGCATTACTAAAGAAGGCGAGATAGGTGAAGTAAAAGAGTTGGGCGGCTTTAGCTACACAAACAAAGAAGGTGGGCCGCTAGGCCCACTTATCGAACGGCTTAAGGCTATAGGTCTGGATACTCGTACTATTGCTTCAGAGAACGCCGACTACGAAAACCCAGCAGCACCTTTCTTAAACAAGTTAGCGTACATCTCAGGCTTTGTGTTTAACCACTCTGAGCGGGCCATCCGTCAAGTTACGGCAGCAAGTTCGTACATTTTGGAAGTGGAAAAAGCCTATGCAGACGCCAACAAAGGCAAGCCTGCTAAAAAGATAGATGAGATGTCAGAGGCGGAAATAGAACTATTTGGTGAGCCTGCGGCTAAAGTAGCTACTGAGTTTATGGAATACGCTAACAGCTCCGCACTCCTAGCTACTGCTCCTCGTTGGGCACAGACCGGACCGGGCGCTATTATCTACCAGTTCAAGCGATTCCCTGCTCAGATACTCTACATACAGATGAGCATGTTGAACGCATTGCAACGTCAAGCTAGAGGGGCGAAGCGTACGCCAGAACAAATAGAAGAAGATCGTGCTTTGCGCAGTGCGTTTGTATACATGACCGCTACTGGTGGGGCTTTGGTTGGTGTTAAGGGCATACCGTTCTACGGGCTTGTTGCTGCTATCGCCGACATGTTCTTAGACGAGGACGAGGACGACACCAATACTATAGTCGCCAAGACTGTAGGTGACGGGCTTTACTACGGTGCGGTTGCTAAATACTTCGGTACTGACGTAACTGATCGTGTCGCTCTAACTAACCTTATGATCCGAGACAAGGGCAACTACCGTCCAGAAAACAACACTGAGTACCTACTAGAATCCTACGGCGGTCCTACTGTTGGTATAGCTATGCGGTTGGGCGAAAATTTCAGCCGTTTATTCGACGACGATCCTAAGAACGACGCGCGAGCCATTGAGGGACTACTGCCAACTGCTTTCGGTAACCTGAAGAAATCTTTGCGTTACACTGCCGAGGGCTACGAGACTACACGTGGTGATGCCATAGTAGGAGACGTTACGGTAGGGGATGCAATACGCCAGACTATGGGCTTCTCTCCTGCTAAGTTCCGTGCAGCACAGGACAAACTAGCTAGAGACCGCCGCGTAACAAGTGGTGTGAAGGCCATGCGTACTGGACTGCTAGATAGATTTGCCTTCGCTCACAACAACGGAGACGAGGCTGCTAAGCAAGAAGTACTGGAAGACATACGTGAGTTTAACCAGAAGCACGGCAACGTAGCCATAAGCGGAGATAACGTACGGCAGTCGATTAAGACTAGAGCTAGAGGCTCTGCGATAGCAGAACAGCTTGGTGGTAATGTGGCAGAACGCCGGTTCATCCGTAGCCTGCTCGAATCCCGAGATGAGTACGAAGAATTGTAGGAATAAAAAAGGCCCCCGAGTGGGGGGCCAACTCTCTATGACTAAAGAGGATGATGAGCAATCATCATACTAATACTGGTAGTGAAAGTCTAGTTGTGTAGCTATATATTGGTGTCCAGTGAAATCCAATGAAGTCCAATGAAGCCCGGTGAAAGGCTAGCGTTTACGCCAAATCCGTACCCCGTACATACCGCCTTCAACACAAACTCGTTTTACTAGTGCATCTTTAGGCACGCCACTAGCATCTACTACGTCTCTTATAGCCTGCCTAGTGTTAATACATGGGATAAATACGGACGTGCCCACCACAAATTTATCCCAGTCTATAACTATCCTTACCCCGTCTGGGAGTATGTCGCTATACTTCAGCCTCATCTGAGTCTTCCGCTTGTACGCTAGGGTCGTGTTTTAGCTGCACTTGAATCACGTGGGTAATACCTATGTCCATCTTGGTGCCCTTACCCATACGCTTCTTCTTGTACTGGCCATCCATCTTCGCAAACATAAGCTCCTTGATAGAGCTAAAAGTATACTTGCGCTCGTCGCACCACTTCTTTAGAGGCGGTAGGCGTATAAAAAGCAGCCCTATGTCCGTCTCGTGCCGTGATACAAACTGATAGCTCGGCATGTCCTGCATACTTAACGGGATTATGTTTTGTAGCTCTGGGTCTCTAGCGTCGGCAGTGCTAGTAATGCGCAGTATTGAGCGTGCGTGGTCCATATAGAACTGAGATATGATGTCGTCTATATCCATCTCCATATCTTCCAAGTTCGCTCTCTGCTCACGGATAGTCTTGAGTATGTACTTCCATAGCTTGTCTAGGTCCCAGTCTATAAGGCCAAGCTCCTTAGCTATGACACATCCTGCATATACTGTAGTGCCCTGCGCCACCCAAAAACGCTCTTGGGGTTCTGCGTTTAGCGCCTTTACGATGTCGGAACGCGTATCGAGAACAAGTTTCTTTACCGCCGCTTTGTTTCTAATTACATGCTGTATAAACAGTGGTCCTGCATGCCCGTAGTTCTGCGCTAGTTGGTCGTTTAGGTCATTAGCCCGTAGAGTGTCAGACGCGCCTTTCAGCAGTTTCTTAGCCCCCTTACCAACGACACGCCCTACCTCTCCTTTTGGCGACGCCCTGTAGCCTCCTGCTATCTCTGTAACGCTGTTGTTACCGGTAGTGCCACAGTTCAAAGCCCAAGGCTCGCCTCTGTACCGCTCGGCGTTTTCCCCTCTGTTACTCATCCTGTTCTTCTGCGCACCGTCACTGATGGCATAACAGAAATCACTAGCGTCCTGTGGCTTAAAGTTAGAAACCTCGTCAATGTATAACGGCAGATTCTTGAGTACTTCCGCACGGTTCCACGCTGAGTTGGGTGTGTCCTTACCTACTAACACTAACTTCTTGTGGTTGCCCCACACCGAAGCGCCGCCCCACATACCAGTCGTCTTACCTATACCGGTCTCAGGACTGTGCAAGTTGTAGATACAGCCTGCTATGCCGGACATGAACTCCATAAGCGGCGAGCCGAACGAAAGCCCGAACATGTACTGGTGCTGCTCAAACCCGTCTTGCCCGTAAAACTTAGCTAGCTCCTTCCACTCTTCTAGGCTGCCCTTCTGGTCAAACATAGATATGTACTGGGCGGTGCGCGATCCTGCGGGGTTATGCTCGATGCGGTTAGCGAATATCTCTTTGTCCCCTACCACAAACGACTTGCCGTCCTCCGTCCATCCGAACTGAGACTTAACTTTGACAGGCGGTCCTTCAGGTTTTAGTTTAGTAATCCACGCGGCTATATATTCCATAAGCTCCTTCTGGGTGCTCGGTAACACCAACACGTCATTAGAGTTCATTACAGCCCTAAAGCTGTCAGTAGACATTAGTTCTTTTTGCGAGGCTATAAACGTACGCTCGCCCTCAAACTCGCTCGTGTGCCCTATCTCATAGCAAGGCCCGTATATGTCTATCATGCGTTTCTTTACGTACAAGTTGTCAGGGCATATTACCCGCTCTTCGCGGTTCCCCTCCTTGTCGTGAAATATCCTAGCTACTCCACCGCCCTCCGGTCGTACGTAACCGTTTGGGTAAGTAGGTATCTTTATCTTCTCTAGTACCGACTCCTTCTTGGGCTTGCTTGGCGGTACATCACCGTTGTCGGCGCTATTACCTTCCGGTACTTCCTCTGGCGGCTGCTCGTCAGCCCTCTCGTCGTAGAACTCTTCCTCTGGCGCAACGTAGCCACTTACTTCTACCTCGTCGCTTTCGGCTAACTTAAGTTCTCGACACAGCGTAATAGGGCTTTTGATCTTGCCGTTGTTAGGACAGCCTTCACATAAGCCGGGGCAATCACTGTCAAACGTGGTGCAAAGGTGTGGGTACTCGATAGACGACGCTATCTTCTCGGTCTCTTCGGGGTCGTACTCGCTATAACCTTTTGATATTAAATGGATAGCGGGTAACGCGCCTTCCACACCGTCCGAATCACAACGCTTAGCTATAGACAGGGCGTGGGTCCACTCTGGGTAAGTAAGCTCGTCCGGTTTGCGTATGGCTTTGTCGATGTGCGCGCAACCACTACCCTGCGCAGTCTTAAGTAGAATGTTGGAAAACTTGTGCGTGTATCTACTCTGTATGCCTTTGGCGTTCTCCATGTCCTCTTTGTCAGCACTGGAGTATTCTCTAGGCGGGAGAACTGGCATCGCCTCTGTAGGTAGCTTGGCGGCAAAGTCTGTTAGCGAAGTCGTCGTACCCGACTCCAACATAACTCGTACGGGCATTGGGTTGCCGTTCTTAAAGTTACGTGTGTTCGGTATGCGTAGTAGTCGCGCAGCGTCACTTGTTACCGCAGGGTCTATCTCAAGCCCGTTCTGTAGGCATGCTGCCTTGAGCGCGGAAGCGACGGGGAGCCACTCCTCACGTGCGTACGGTTTATCTAGCCGCCAGTACACATGTAGACCGCGCCCTGAGTTTACAATCAAAGGTCGGGGCAGGCTGTAGGCTTTGTAGAAATCTCTTAGTGCTGCTAATGCTTCGGCTTGCGTAGGGTAAGGTTTGTCTGCGCCGCAATCTAAGTCTAAGAAAAGAGACTTTATCTGGTGTATGTTTTCGCCTTTGGTGCTAGCACCGTCAACAAATGAAGCAGGGGCAAAGTACGCATCCCGCTCTTCTACATCAAAATTGTTTGCGACATCTACAACGGCGTCCAACGAATCGAAGGACTTACGTACCATCTTGCCGTTCTTCAAACCTGCTACGCAGTAATACCCATCATCACTCAACACCGTACTCAAAAACTGTTTGGTGTCCATCATCTAGTCCATGTCATAGGGAGTTACGGGTGCCCGAAGGCACCCGCTTGTTTTTAGTCATCAAATTCATCTAGCAAAGAAGCTAGATCAGCTTCGGGTGCCGGTGCGTCTTTTTTCTTCTTTGACACCTTGACTTTAGGTTCCTCCACCTCTTCTTCATCATCCTCTTCGTTATTCTCAAACAGCGAGGGCTTTTCTGGGGCAGGGCTTGGAACTTTATCATCAGTTAGTTGTGGAACGCTAGTCTCTTGCTTAGGTTTTACAGATAAAGTGACTAACTTAGTGGTAGCCTCGTCCTTCTGCGCGGCCAAAGCTAGCTGTAGTTCTGGTTCTGACAGGATGCGTACAGGCTTAAAGAGCAGCTTCGGTGTGGAACTATCCGTATCAAACCTAAGTTCAGTAAGGATAGCGCCAAGCGGTGCGCTCTGGGCTTCGATCAGCTTAGCGTAGGTCTGCAAGCCCATCTTCTTTTTGTCATCGCCAAAGATACTAGTAGCGGGCAAAGACAGTTGGTACACCGCATTGGACCGCAGGTTGCCCTCGGCATCTGCAAGCATTACAGCAACACGTTGTTGGTAACGGCACGCACGAGACTGTCCTTGGCCTGAGCCTTTTATGTTCTGTGGGCAGTCAAAGCATGTCTTTGATTGACGCGTATCACTCGGCACGTTCTCTGCCGGTTTACCACTACCTGAATCCGCAGACCAACAAGCAGGTGCACTAGCTTGTCCGGCTACGTACTGGCCTTCATAGTACATACGTGACACGGGCGATGTCTTAACGATAACGATATTGATAGAGCGCCCATCAAGCTCGCCTACTTCTTGCCCGTTTACTACTTTACGGAACACACCACCACGGATACTTAAACGGTTTACCCCGCTCTTGTTGCCGCCACCCGATGCGTTCTTATCGGTTTCCATTTGTGCCAATAGGTCTTTGTATTCCGATGGCATGTTGTCGAACAAAGCTAACTCGCTCATAGGTCATAATCCTCGTTAAAGTCTAGTTCTAGTTGTTGGGTTATCTGCCCTTCCTGCTCTTGGTCATCGCTTGGTTCTTCCTGTTTCAGCGCTTCGACTACAGCAGGGACGTTAAAGCGGTACGTGTAACCCACTTTTATATAAGTACTTTTTGGTATAAAGCCCTTATTTACCCACTGCCTAATCGTGCTTACTTTTACAGAAAGATGCTCAGCAACATCCTCTACAGGGACGTAACTTGCTGTGTCACTCATTTCTTCCTCCGTACAGTAATAGAGTATTCACTGTCTGCGTTTAGCCCCGGCGGTAATACTTCGGGGTTTTCTTCGAGAAACTGCTTCATGTTGCCTTGGTGAATCCGTTTCTCCAGTAGGTCTACCGCTTCGTTCTCCACGATAAACCGGTTCATTGCATCCCAGTCGCTTGTCCAGAAACGCTTTTTCTGGGTGCGCCAAAACGTACCAGAAGCGGTCTTTACAGATTCGATTCCAGTCTCTTTGCAATGTTCTAGTAGAGCTTGCTTTATCTTGTCTAGCTTACCGTCCAGCTCTTTCTCTTGTTCGGCAAACGTAGCAGCTAGCTCATTTTTCTTGTCTCGAATCTTAACGTACACAGAAACGAGGCGGTCAACGTCCGTCACAACACCGTCTGTCATGGCTTTATCTCCTAACTATTGTTATGTTTTATTTAATATAATGCAGTTTGAACTACAGTTCAAGTATATCTTGGTACAAATCAATCATCTTTGTGTGAATGTTTATGCGCTCGTCCAACATCTTGTACAGCCGCTTCTCAACGGGCGAGCCTTGCAACTGCACTACGGTACAAGGATGCTTCTGCCCTGAGCGGTGTACGCGAGCGTTAGCCTGTGCGTAAGTTTCTAGCGAGGATGTCGGCCCCCACCATACGATTGTATTCGCCGCAGTAAGAGTCACGCCGTGCGCAGCAGCCTGCGGTTGTATGATAAGTACTCGTGGGTCGTCGGTCCCTTGGAAGCGTTTGAATATCTCCGTGCGCTTAGCTGCACTTACGTCTCCGTTGATTACGTCGTTGGTGATACCTTCTTTGTCTAGCTTTTCTTTAAGTATTCCAATGACATGCTTGAACGGCACGAAGATCAGTACCTTCTGGCTAGACTCGTCGATAACCTCACGCAGTACTTTGTACCGGTTCTTAACATCGAACTCTACTGTCTCTCCAGTATCGCTATAGACCGCGCCACATGAAATCTGTAAGAGCTTGTTCATGTTAACCGCAGCGTTGGCCGCAGTAATTTGCTCTCCTGCCGCCGTGGTCATCATCTGCTTGCGTAGTAGGTCGTAGTATTTCTTTTGCTGTGCCGTTAGCTCCACCTCTCGTTTAACATAAGTCATGTCAGGCAGGTCAAGGCATTGTTCTTTGGTGAAACGTATTGCAGGTTGTAGGGCGTTGTAGACTATTTCCGTAGCGTTGGGTTTGGGTGCCCACTTGAACTGAGTCACCTTGTGCATAACTAGCTCACGAAACGCTCCGAAAAACCTAGGCACCTCTTTAGGGTTAACCAGTTTAGCTAGCCCGTACGCGTCAACCGGTGACTGTGCGGCAGGTGTACCCGTCATCATC